GCATCAGGTATGCCAGCATAAGCTTCAGGCATAATCGTCGGTGGATGAGTGACTTTATTAACATAAGCTGTGCCAGCTTGAGTTTGAGCTTTGACGCCTTTCACGACATTCAGAGTTTCGGCGGGGGTAGCAATGCTAGGAGCGGAAGACATAGTAAATTGATTAAGTTAAATAAAAATAAATTATTAAGAGAGGGGATTTAATTAGTGATGTAGCACCATTAGGTAGGAGTAGGTGCGGAAGAAACGTCTTTTAAATTAGTTACAAGCAACTGGCAGAGAAGTCTCTGTCAATTGATTGAAATTAATATTTTGAGCATCACGCAAAAAATAGAAAAGAGATCGAGCCTGTTCGGCAGATATCTCAGTTTCTGGATAAGCAGATGTGTACGCAACACATCCTAAATTAAGGTGATACTGACTTTTAACAACACGAGTGCAAGCGTTAGCACTAGTTTTGGCTTCATTAAATTGTCGTTGATCGACATATGATTTACCAACAAGTTTTGATGTATAACGAAGTACATCTGGAAAGAAGCCTTCACTGGTTAAAAGGAAACCAGCAAATTCTCCTGTATCGACAAAGTGTTTCTTAATATCATGTCTGGTTTCACTCAATAAAATCACACCCTCTGTAGTTGGTTTGTAATCTTCACAATAAATTGCGGAGTCATCTCCTTTCCAAAGTGACATTTGAACGTCAGTAAAATCAAAAAGATAACTAATCATTGCCATATTGCAAAGAGTGTTCTCACAAATGGTAAATGGATTACCCGAAAATTGTTTACCTTCACCAGATAACTTTGTCCTTCCGTGTTTACAGGTGTAATTGAGTGTCCAGCGACTGCGGTATTCAAGGAACCAGTCATTAAGTTGTTTTGGCATTCCCATCCAATCGCATAGTATGTAAGTCATTCTCGCCATAAAAGGTTGAAACATTGAATCCCATTCGCTAACGTCAGCGCAAAACCATTTTAAGCCGCTTTTAACAGTGGCTCTAGTGGCTGCATAAGTGGCGGATAACTCTTCATCACTGCCATGCGTCGCTAAAATAGTATTTTTCTTACTCTTAATATTATTAATTTTAGCTAGTAAAGCGCGAGAATATGCACACATAACATAATTAACTCTTTTACTCATGGATGCAACGCCTTGAC